AAGCTATGAAAGAACTACTTTTAAAAGAAATCCAAAACGTAATTGCTGAAGCTACTAAGGTAAACTTCAAGGGTAAGCAGTTTGTACTTAAAGTAGACGTTAACGAAGATCCTAACAAAAAAGGAATTAAAGTGCAGTTTATCCCTGCCGATATGTCTCCTATCAATCCTACCGAGCAGAATGAGATTGCTATGGCATTGAGTGATAAACTCGACTCAGGCTTGAAGCAATTCGGTATGCAGGTAGAGCGGGACAGGCAGCTCAAGGACAAGTCAGTGATTGGCTTCTTTATTTACATCGAGTATGTAGACAAAATTATTCGGCAGGCATTAGGAACTCAAGCTTAATTTAGTTTACTTTTATGAAGAAATTTTCTTTCTACAGTCTTACAGATAGTAGCCAGGAGGTGATTGGGTCTACCCGAGCATTTACCCGATTAGCAGCAGCAAAAAACTTTGCCGAAAGAAAGCATTTATCGCTTAAAAATTTTCTAAGTATATTTAGCGTCACAAGATGAAGCCTAAAGAAATGCTTAGACAAATACTCAAGGATGTTATACCTTTGAAGTACAGAATTAAAGAGGTACCCCGAAACAGAGAAGCTATGACTAAAGAATTATTTATCGAGATAGTCAAGCTTTTAAAAGAGATTGACGACAGGACCAACTTCGTAGCATCGGAGATTGGAATGGATACAACCCAGTACGAGGATAAGTTCTTCAGGGTTATTGAGAATCTTATGCGGATTGCCTTCAACAGGGAGCAGGTATTCTTAATTGAGCTTTACTTAAATGAGATCGACTACAACGACAAAGAGGAGTGGGATGGTAACATCTCAGTAACTGTTGAGAAGAAAGAGCAAAAGATTGCTTTCCGTACCCCGGAGGATGTCTGGGAAGCTATTCAAAAGTTTAAGTAAAAAGTTGGAGACTAGTTGACTAGTTACTATCTTTAGTTAAATAAAAATAGAATATGAATAAAAGGTTTTGTAGTGTGTGTGGGGATGAGATTAATCCCCTGCGTGTAAAAGCTCTCCCGGAGACTAAGACTTGTATTAACCACTCTACTGTGGGTGCTAAGAGAGGTCGGATTTTGACTTTAGGAGAGGGTGATCATACCTATAATGAGATTGAAATTTTAGATGAGGAGGTATACCGCCGAGTAGTAGCTTTGGAGTTTGGTGTTGATCGTTTAGCTGAAGAGATGCCTGAGATCCAGAACTACGATGCGACTATGGTTTCTGACGATACCCGAGCCCTGAGAGAGAAAGCTGAGAAGGTGCTTGAGGATGAGGAAGACTCCAAGCTCCTTGAAGATCCTGAAGAGGTGATCGAGGAATCAGAAGAAGAAGAAGAGGAATAGTGGAGGAGAAGAAGAAAGGGCGTCCTAGTAAGATTTTGCTAAGGGAGGATATCGAGCGAGCAGTTAAGATGACTAAGTCAAATAAAGCTGCAGCTCGGTACCTCCACTGCTCTTTCCCTCACTACAGAAAGTATGCTGTCCTGTATACTAATCAGGATGGTGTGACTCTCTTTGAAGCTCATAAGAATCAGGCTGGGGTAGGGATACCTAAATTTCTAACAGGTAGGGCTACTCAAGCCCCTCTAGAGCAGATCCTGGACGGAACCTTTCCTGTTGAGCATTTCAAGCCTGCGAAGATTAAAGCAGCTTTGATATCAGAAGGTTACTTAGCTGAGAGTTGCAAGAGGTGTGACTTCGGTGAGAGCAGGCTCTTAGATGGAAAGATTCCTTTGATTTTGACTTTCAAAGATAAGAATAAGCACAACTACCACCGGGATAACATCGAACTACTCTGTTACAACTGCTGCTTTCTCTATGCTGCTTCTCCTATTTCTGACGATCAGGTAGAGCAGATGGAGGATTACATTGAGATTCAGGTTAAGAATTTTGACTGGGAGATAGATCAATCTCATATTGACCATCTGAAAGAGCTGGGGCTGTGGGAGGACAATAAGAAGCCCGGTGATGAGTTTATATCCCGGGCATGAAAGTACCTAAGAAGAGACAGCGTCCCCAGCTCGACAGCGAGAAGAACAAGCAGTATCTTCTTAGCAAACATGCTGATAAGCTTTTAGAGCAGGATCAGAAGAATAAAAAGTTATCTGAAAAGTTGCTTAGAGGGGATATATTTACTATCTTTATCGAAGAAGAAAAAAATAAAGGTTATGAGCGAGAAGAGAGGACTGACGGAGAAGATCAAGTTTGAGTTTAATACTGCTGGGGTATTAGAGATTCAGTATAATACCGGGACCTGGGGTAGAGTTACTGCGATTACTTTCCGGGCTTATGACGGACCTCGCCGGATTACCGAGCCTCAGTTTACTCAGAAGTCTAACCCTCATGTACCTATGAGGACCTATTTATACGAAGGACCTGTGTACTACTACGGCTCTAATAAGGAGGCTGTTAAGCAGAATAATCATACTGTTCGTAATTTGTATAACAGCTAATCAATTTATATGAGACAGTTTGTATTCGAAAACCCGCAAGAATTTAGTACTTTCTTTTCAGGAAAGAACGTAAAGATTACTAATGCTATCACCGCCGGCATCAGAGTAGCTGTCAAGGCTAGGAAGAAACACGCTGACTTATTTGAGGTTAGCTTCGAAGGAGGAGATACTGCGTACGATATCAGTTTGCCATCTACCGAATGGCCGCAGGCTTTGGCTAAATGTTTAGAGTTCTACGAGGAGTCTCAGCTCTACGATGATGCCATCGATACTTACCAGCTTATCAAGCAACTCTCAAATGAAAGAGATCTTATCTAAGACCCGGCTAGACGGCTCTACTATCACCTATTTCATGTCCGATGATAAGAGGACTGTTACATCTGAACTATCTTACCCCAGGTCATTCAGGAATACCTATGAGGAGTTAGAGCATAGAAATGAAGGACTACCTAAGACCAAGCGTCAGTACATGACTGATGAAGGTAAGGTGGTAGGGTATCTTACTGCAAAAAAGTTAGGAATTATTACTTAGGTTAGTTGGATCTAATCAAGTTAGTTCCTATCTTTAAGTATAATTAAAAACAAAATGGTTATGATGATTTCAGATAGCAAGCAAGACCGCGTAATGTCAATAGAAGATTTAAAGAAGGTAGTACCTTTTGCCTTCATTGATAAACCTACCCGAGAGGTATCAGATAAGTACGTTCACGTACCTACTAGCCGGGTGATAGAAGACTTAATGAGTATGGGTTGGGAGCCAGTCCAGGCAGCTCAGCGCCGAGGAAGAGCCGGGAAGGTTTCGATCTTCTCCAAGCATATGATCAAGTTCCAGAATCCTAATTTAGTTATCAAAGGTGCTCAAGGTGATGATGTATTTCCTCAGATCATTCTTACTAACTCTCATGATGGAACTCAGTCGTTTAAGTTCATGATGGGGCTATATCGCCTTGTCTGTAGCAATGGACTGGTAGTTGCTGATGAGCAGTTTGCTAACTTCAAGATCCGGCATATGGGATATAGCTTTGAAGACCTTCAGAAGCTTATCGAGACTGCAGTAGTAGCGCTACCTAAGAAGGTAGAGGTTATCAATATGATGAAGGAAGTACAGATGACGGAGGTGCAGCAGAAAGACTTCGCTATGAAGGCTTACTTGCTTCGACGTGGTATCGAGATGAGCGATGAAGTTCAGGTAGAGGATGAGGTGTTAGAGGGTATTCTTTCTAGCCGCCGGACCCAAGACCAGGGCGATGATCTGTGGCTGACCTTTAATCGCATCCAAGAAGCTATCACCCAAGGAGGATTCAAAGGAGCTTTGAACGGAGCTAAGGTACGTCAGGTGCGTAAGATTAGGTCGTTTGAGAAAGATCTTAAGATCAATCAGGACTTATTCCAGCTAGCGTTACAGTATGCGTAAGATAAGAGATAAGAAAGCCACCGCACCTGTCCGTTTCGAGAGAGACGGGCAGCTGTGGGAGGTAGTCTACAAGACAGCCGATATGGCTTATGCCGTTAAGCTCAATAAGAAAGGCTCTCCGGTTGGTATCATTGAAAGGTTTTATGAGCAGGTCTAGGGCAGGGAGGCCGAGGGGCGAGCGGAGGGGCGTTTCCCTCTCTCGCACCGAAGGTGCCACGCGCATTCTCATCAAAAGCCCTACCGGGCTTGGAAAAATTTAGATAAAAGGATTAATAAAAAACAAATAAGAGTTATGGAGTACGGAAGTATAAGATGGAGGCCGTGGGTGTGTCTGCTAAAAGATGATGAAGGTATCACGGATGTTAAGAGGTTTGATAACTTCCAGGACATGCTACAGTGGAGGTTAGAGAACATAAGGAAGGGTTTGAATGCCGTCTCTATGACAGAAGAATACTACCTCGGTCTTGAGACCGATGAACATGCGGAGTGGTGGAAGAGTGTTAAACAGTTAATTGCATCTTTATGAGTAAGAGAATACCTTTAGACCAGGACCCTGCATTCCGGGACCTTAATTGGGACCTTCCTTTGAATAAGGATTGGGATGGCACGTTACAAGACGGACTAGAAAATGAAGAGTGGGATGATGAAGAAGAGTGAACAGGAGTGGGATCATTACTCGGGAATACCTTCACCGTTAGCCTACCAGAAAAGAGAGCTAGAAAAGAAGCTAGAGAGGGAGTACGATGATGATGATTCTCAGGATGATGATAGAGAGTATAACCCCGGTAAGAGGACTTACAGTGATAGCCTTGAGGATGAAGAATAACTTTTTATACAAAGTACTTATGAAAGACGGCAAGAGTAAAGGACAATGGCAGGACTGGGATAAGGCATATGCAAAGACTAGGTCGGTGATATGGAGCTGTAACAAGGAAGAGCATCTGGAGGCAGGACTGAGGATGGTGATAAACTATGAGAGACTAATGCAAAACTTCGGCCCTACTTCGGTACAAGGCCGGAGGATTGGAGCCGGGACAGTTGATGATCTCCTTTCTCTCATTAGGTTAAAACGTAAGATGATTAGGAGAGGATGATGAAGGGAGTAAACCGTAGCGTATATAAAGATATTTGTATAGAGTGATATAAAGATATTAAGATATAAATTATGTATAAACTTAAAGCAAAGAGTGAAGTTAAAGCAAAGCTTTAATAGCTAGTACCTGCCTCCCTCCCTTGCAACTTTTCTTCTATAGAAAATTATTATTTTTCAAACCTTAAAGTAAAGCTTTAAGTATTCAGTAAACCGTAGATAAAACCGTAGACTAGTAAACCGTATGCAGAAAACCGTCCATGCAATCATCAGTGCTTTAACCGGCAGAAAACCGTACCTACTAGGTAACCGTCCAGAGGAAACCGTACAAGGTAACCGTAGGGAGAAAATCGTAGAGAGTACCGTACAGCCGTCTGTAAGGCTGGTTATAAACCTGGAGACTGGAACAGTTAAAGTAAAGCTTTAAGGTTTTAGAAAACCGTACGGAGGTAACCGTCTGGTAAACCGTAGGGAAAAAACCGTCCTGAAAGTTGTCTCCTGCTCTAAGGGTTCGTATCTTTAGATGAAAGAAAAAGGTTATGACAAAGTTGGTAAAAGATTTGAGCGGGATAGCGCTAGTGGTGATGCTGCTAGTAGGAGGAGTTTTTGGCTGGGTCTACTCCCTAGCTACTTTACTGTCCAGTAGAGAGGACCTGCCCGGGGTACTAAAGGCTAGCTTCAGAGGAAGCCTTATAGGAGTAGTAGCGCTAATCTACTTAGGGGTAACATACCCAGACGCCTCTTCGGATATGTGGCTGGTGATCGCCCCGGGCTTCTGTGCTTCGGTCTGGTATCTGCTAGGGCCGGAGTTAGATAAAAAGCTAAAGGCAGGTATAGGTCTAGCCATAGCAGTAGGTGTACTAGCCTACATGGTGACTGCAGTCTAGACTTCAAGCAAAGCTTTAAGTTAAAGTAAAGCTTTAAGGTTTGAGTATAAGGTACCGGCCCGTCTACTCTTCCGCCTCTCTTCCAAGGGCAGGCCCGTCAACCATCCTAAATGTACGAAAAAATCTTTTAGTGACAAACTTTATTTTAGTTGGATTGAAAATAGTTTGTACCTATCTTTAGGTATAATTAAAAACAAACAACGGTTATGTATTCATTAGATTGTAGCTATTTTAAAGCAGAATTTGAAACATTAGAGGAATTAATAGAGTCTGTCATAATTAATGGAATGGATCCGAGTTATGAGGTAACATTTAATGGAGAAGGTACAGGAGAACAAATATTTGATTTGATTCAGATTTGATTTGGTTACCCAAAATATAGTTCGTATATTTAGGTATAATTAAAAACAAACAACGGTTATGAATAAGTTAGTAAACAATATTGCAAATAGGGATCTTCAGGTCTTCCATAAAGAATCTACCGATATGTGCGGTAAGGGAAAATATCGGGTGATTGTAAAGTGTCAGGCCGGATTTATGACTACCAGTACTACTGAGGCGGAATCAGCCATTGAGGTCTTTCGTCGGTATAAGTTAAAATCAGTCCATTCTATCGCTAAGGTTATAAATGATGACTTTGATTCAACGGTCTATGCCCGGGTAGGGAAGAAGATCTGGATTTCAGAAGGTCTACTAGTTGAGATTAAGGTGGGGGATATCAATCAGGATCTCTATAAGACTGCTTTGTATAGTCAGTATCAGTATAAGTCCGTCAATGCGAATTCATGGGAAAGCTACGCCTACCAGATGAATGAGGAGGTTGCTGCTTAAAAAAAAAGTTTAGGAGGGGGTTGGTTTAACTAACCTTCCTTCTTATCTTTAGGTATAATTAAAAAACAAACGGTTATGGAATCAGTAGAAGTTAAAAATCAGACTATCAATTATACTATCAAATTTGGTGGTAATATATATAACCTCTTCTATTACGAAGATTTAATGTCCTATTCAGAGGAATTGACTGAGGCAGTCTCAGGGTTACCGGTATTAGATGAAGATGAATATGAGGAGGTAATGAATTTCTTTGCGGATAATCGCAAATGAGAATGAGTACTCAGTACCGGGTACAGGTGTATATGCAGGGTCCGGGTTATACTAACACATACCTGGTTAATAAAAAAGACTGTACAGTAGGTCTGTACATCAATGCTTACACTCCTGAAGGGGCGATAGAGAGGTACAGAAAGTTTATGAAGTAGTTGCTTAATTGAAATTTAGTTCGTATATTTAGATACAAATTAAAAATAAAGGTTATGAAAGGCTTAGGAAGTAGTTTCAAATTTAAAATCGGTGATAACTTAGTAACTTATGGGGGTGAGGAAGAAGTTATAGTATTAGGTGTAAAACCTAATTTAAAGGAAGCTTTAACAAATACTGAAGATCCTATTACAGTTGAATTACTTCAGCGAGATTTAGATGAAAATTGTATAAATAAGGAAGATGAAGACAAACCATTTTATTTAGTAAAATCAGAATCCTTCCCAGGAAATAAATACTATGTAGAATCTGAATTAGAAGGAAAGTAGTATGAAATAAAATAAAGGTAGTTGCTTAATTGAAATATCGTTCGTATATTTAGATACAAATTAAAAATAAAGGTTATGAATATAAAGTTAAAAGATAATGTATTTGGATTCACTTGGAATTATGAAACAGGTGAAGTAGAAGAAGTATTTACTGAGCAGCTTACTGCAAAGGAAATCCAGTTGATGGGCCGTGTTATGGGAAAAGATATCTGTTTGATACTAGAAGATGCTGATATCGAATTGGTGTTTGGTGAAGATATCGAAACCCGGGACGACTTAGAGGAGATGGAATTAGCAGAAGTATTGGAATTTGTTTAATAAAAGTTAGTTAGGGGGTTGGTTATACTGACCCTCTTTCTTATCTTTAGGTATAATTAAAAACAAACAAAGGTTATGAAGACAGTAGTAGACTACTTAGACACCCTCCCTAAATCTGTAATAGCTTCTTTTGAGGAAGATTATGGAATAAATGGATGGGATTTGCTAATGAGTAGCACAATAGAAGAAGCAAAAGATTTATTGGAGCAATATATAAAATAAATTTTAGGGGAGGAAGTTGGTTCCTCCCTTTTTATTTACTATATTTAGGTATAATTAAAAACAACGGTTATGGATGTACGTGATGTACTTGCTCAAAATGAATTTGGAATGGACTACGACCAGCTAGGTCCAGGTGAGAAGGAATGGGTGAATGATGAAATTGATAACCTCCCCAGTTAGTAGTAGTATCCTACCAGTATAGTTCGTATCTTTAGGTATAATTAAAAACAAACAAAGGTTATGGAAATTAAAACAATAAGAGAGTTAAAAGAAACTTTACAGTTTAATCTAATTACTTACTTAGATGGACATGATGATAAAGTCCTTGATACTATTTGTAAAATAGTAATTGATACAGTCAATAATTACGAAGTAAATAAAAAATAAAGGTTATGGCAAATATGAGTTACTGTCGATTCGAGAATACGTATAGCGATCTTTTAGATTGTTTAGCGAATATTTCAGATGTAGCTGGAAATGAAAGAGATGAACGATATAGGATTCGTTTGATTCAGCTTCTAAAAGAAAATAAAGATTTGATTGAGGAGTTGGAAGATTAGAATATAGTTCGTATCTTTAGATATAATTAAAAACAAACAAAGGTTATGGAAATACTAAAAACAACCACGGAGGTTCAAAAGGTAATCGAGACAATTGTTCAAGACGGCTCAAGCGTTTACATTGTAAAAGATTACTACCAGGCAGATAGCGATAAGATTATTGATACGGTAATAACCACAAAAGATGGTTACGCGGTCGATGACCCTGCTGAATTCGAGTCTATTATCGAATTCCTCGAAGAAAATTAAAATAAAAGTTGGTTCGTGTTAACTTAGTTCGTATATTTAGGTATAATTAAAAACAAACAAAGGTTATGAAAGCAAATGAATTAAATGAAGGGGTTTACGAAGTATTAACTCGCATTACTTACGCCCGAAAAGTGAATAGTTTTAGCGAATCTACTGCTAGCATGTTTATACATCTGTCAGATGAAACCAAAGCGGCTATAAAATCCTTCCCGGTTTTGGATTTCGATGATGATGTTGATTTGATGGATATTTTTACTCTTGATGGAGATCAGCAGTTTTATGTATTTCATAATACGACTACCGATGGATATTTCTTAGTTGATACCCAGGGCTATAATTACCCCCGGTATATCACCCGACTATGGGGTTTCATGAATGAACAAACCGATGATCAAATCGATGATACATTCCTGCGAATGGATGGGCTGGTTCGAATTGCTGATGTTGCGATTTTAAGATCTGTGGTTAAGAGTTTGGCTTTTGATTTGCAGGAAGAAGGATTTGATAGAGCAGATATCATCAATTTCATCGATGCTCAAATCCACGGAGCACTTTTTGAAAAATAGTTGTCTCCTAAGATCTTAGTTCGTATATTTAGGTATAATTAAAAACAAACAAAGGTTATGAAAGATAATAAAGTTATAGTAGATACAGTAATTGATTTGCTAATTGATATCGATTGTGATGGCGAAACGATGGAGTTTATCCTTCATAAAGTAGGAATGGAATATCAGATGCTAAGGCAGTTGATATTAAGTATGCCTTTAGAGCAGGTAGAATATCTTTTGGAAGAACGAAAAGGGTTGGTTAGTTAAAAGTTAGTTCGTATATTTAGGTATAATTAAAAACAAACAAAGGTTATGATAAATGAAATTCAAGATCCCAATCAGCTTACTCTCGGTATTGAAAACCAAGTATTGACTGTTGAGCAAATAGCGCGAGTAGAAGCATTCAAAGAGCGATTGACTAAGAGTAATGAAAATACTAAAGCTTCTTTGCTCCGTAAGCAGGCTCTACTGCTAGAAAATGGCTTTATCGAAGGTAAGGATTTTAGCTTCTCTATGGAGGAGGTAAATGAAGACGCAGATGTTAATGCCAATGGCTGGAATGATAATGAGGTGATAGTTACTGTAGATGTTCGGCGGGTTAATGGTAAGTGTGTGCTACTCTACGATCGTTATGAAGCTACTTCTGATATGATTGTTCAGTCGATAGCAGGTTTTAGTGTCGAGCTAAATAAAGTAGAGTGCCATACTATTAACGGTAATGGCCGGTGGGTTACCTTCCGGAAGCTGAAAGAGAACTTAGCTGAAAAGAACTCAAGTGCTCAATGGGAGATGAGTTCTGCTCGAAATAATAAGTCAGTGCTTAGCTATACTGCTGAAAAGTATCGGAAGCTTGCTCCTGGGGCTGAAGTGACGGTGAGCCGTGAAGGTGCGTCTAGTGGCCGTAGGTACTACTCCTTCGATACTGTGACTGTGAAGTTTCAAAATGGAAATCTATTAGTTGTTGCGCCCAGAAGGAATAATGATGAGGAGTTAGTTCATCGCTTTATCGATGTAACGACTGCTAATAAGAGTGCTGAAGAGCTAGTCCAGTACCTCGGTAAATGAAGACTAAGCTAAAGAGGGTATCAGCTGAGCTGGCGGAGAACCTAAGGAAGTGGGAGCCGGATTTACTCCGGCCCTACTCCGCCGAGAGGAAGCAAGGACCTAAGTACTTTACCTCCATCAAGCAGAAAGATGGATGGGATGAGATAAGCTACTATATAGATTAGATAAGTTAGCCTCCTGGGTAGGGCGCTAATACACCCAGGGTTTGTTTGTCTGGGTTGAGGTCCTTCGGGATCTCTTCCTGGTTACAATAGTTGCCTCCAGAGGATTTAGTTCGTATATTTAGGTATAATTAAAAACAAATAAAAGTTATGTCATCAGTTACAGAAAACGCACTTAGGGAAATCGCTTCAGCTTACGCCCAGGCAGTAGGTGTCCTAGAAGCTAGTATTAAGATCACACTCGAGAGAGGTGCTAGCCTATCTACCCAGGAGAGGGAAGACCTACTAAAGAGAGGTCTAGAGAAATCTAAGGAGATAATCGATAACGCATAAGGGTTGGTCCTTCGGGACCTTCTTCTTATCTTTAAGTATAATTAAAAACAAACAACGGTTATGAAAAGTAAAAAAGGTACAGTAAGTCCAATTATGGAAGTCGTTCTAATCAATGCTCTAAAGCTATGGCAGTCAAGCTTCATTCAGGAGCTAGATCAAATGAAGGCAGAGGGTAAGCGTCCAATGTTTCATCCTAACTGGACCTCGCTCATGATGCAGGACTTCGGTATCGAGTTCGGGATTGAGGAGCTTAAAAATACTCAACCCATCTTAGGGGATTAAGAGTACTCCTGGGTTCAGTTTGTCTTCGCGACCAGCCCAGGATACTCTCCCCTATTAAGAGTTGGCCCTTCGGGGCCTTCTTCTTATCTTTAGATATAATAAACAAACAAACAAAGGTTATGAAAGCAAAAGAAATCAAAGCAATGATGACGGCTCTTAAGAGTAAGGGCATAATGGTATCAGGTACAGCATCAGAGTTCTACGGTGCTAAGGCTTCTAATGAGGGTATATGGGTGGCTGCTGAGTATACCCCCAGTCTATTTGACTACTATAGCGAGGTGTGGGGTGATACATTCGGTGTAGAGCCTAAGCTGAATCAGATGGTGGAAGATAACGGCTGGTACTTTGAATGGCATGACGCCGGTACGATGATGGTCTGGGAGGCCTGAAATTAGAAACTAGGTAGGGGCCTTCGGGCCTCTTTTTTTTTCCCGGAGGTCGGATGGAGGTCAAGGGTAGGTCAGGGCTAGGTCACTGTTACTGCACTGTGCGATAACCATGCTAGTATATTTCACTATACGGTTTTCTCGACGGTATTCTCCAGCTAGTTAAAATAATGCATCGCTGATAGATTTTAAGGTATACTAATATATATTTATATATAGTAAATAAGGGTACAAGTACTTCAACGGGTTAATTAATTAGATTTAGTTGAGGTAAGATCCTTCAACTCCCTTTTTGTTTTTTCTTCAAGCTTATCCACCCTACTGTCAACATGACGGTAGACTGCCTCCAGGTCCCGCCTTATAGCGTTATCCTGTTCATTACTAAATTCGTATAACCTTTGCTCAGCCTTCTCAAAATTCGATACTTCTTTGATAAGGTTTTTAATTGCCATGTAATTCATAAACGTAACCGCAACTACTACCGAAGTAATAACAGCACCTACACCTAAAAGAAATGATATTGTTTCCATATTATATATTTTATATATGTCAAAGCACTTGTAGCACCCTTACTACGGTTTTAATATAAGAACTTTTGGGGGTAAAACCAACTATTGACGGGAAAATTTTCCGGAAAAAAATTCTACTATACAGTTGCCTATATAAGTATATCTTTATATATTTAATATTATAGGAGAATCTCTATTTATATAAAAAACTATGAAACTCATCTCTGCTTTACTCCAGGAATCTATCTCGGGTCTTTTTACCAACAGTATTAAGGACTTTGGCAATGATGAATATAATGTTTTTGCTACAGGCTACAGGATGTTAGGTGGGGAGATTACCTCCGGTGATGGTTTTTTGCAGGGATCTCGTGAGAATATGATAGATTTTAAGTTTACACCCAGTATCGTATCACCGGATTACGGTCATTTTGCTTTTGATAACGTATCTTTACTTAATTACATCAAGACTAAGTTGATGGATACGGATTTGCGTAGGAAGATGGGGAAGGAATTCAATATTGCACCCGTTGCTAAGGATTTCGAGAGACAGATCCTTATAGCAGCCGGTAATAGCGCCGTTGATATCGTCTCAAGACTAGGCCGGCATAAGAAGGTGAACTAATGAAACCTCTATCCCCTACCCTGTTTGAGCTCTTTGACTACGATGATCAGAACGATCTCCGGCAGGAAGGCTTGACGGGTGCGGTTTTGGATTACACCCAGCACCCGTACATCATCTTCGGGACCTTCATTCGGTCGGTTGAAAACTTCTATATCATCTGCCAGACATACCGCAATACATACGGGGAGAAATTTGATAAAATTGAGGAGCGCTTAAAGCACCAGTACTTTAATAGAGTGTACGGGTTCCTAGAAAGGTTCGATGAGACGCAATTGGAACACATAATTGAGGCCCGGCAGTTCACCGACTCAGAGATACTCTATGCAGTCAAGTCCGTGCTAGATTTTTATGAGTCTATAGAAGATTACAGAAAATGTGATAGGCTATGGAAAATACTTCTGCTAACGGTAGGAGAAAAAGTTGGTAGAACCTAAATACTTTCTTATCTTTAAGTATCAATAAAAAATAAAGGTTATGTTTGGTATTATTATTTTATACTTGTTAATAGGAGTTACGTTTAACTACCTGTGGGATGTTACTATCTCATATACCGGTTCGGAAGAGAATCGCTTCACTGTCAAAGAACGGCTTATTGTGTCTATGATCTGGCCTGTGGCTTTAGGGTTTGGTCTAGCAACGTTTATAGCCGCTCTCTTTAAAAAATAAGTTATGTCTTTAAAGAAGTTATCCTTTGACGAGGCTTTGGAGTTAGAATCCGAATCTCTTATTACTATCTACGATTTTCATCCTGATGCTACTGAGCTCCAGTACCACGCTCGGGCCAAGGAATGGTTCCAGAATTACTCTGATGTCCGGTTTAAATTCCGTCAGCATTCACCGTCCGAAGTCTCTAATATGTTAAACTGTGATTACCGCATTGATGTCCCGTTACCTTTTGAGCCTGAGACTAACACCCACGCCTGGAAATTCCTTTATGCCAAGTTAACTGAAGACCTTGTCAAGTTCAAGCAGTATCATTCTAAGGGCAGCTTTGTCTATGTTTTAACCAATCCCGCCTATCCGGACTATGTCAAGATCGGTAAGGCTGTTAATCCTTTACGGAGAGTGGAGCAGATCAACGGACCCGGTGTTGTTTCGGAATGGTCACTTCGGTACTCATTACCGGTAGAGAATGACTATATGATAGAGCATTCCGTTCATGAGTATCTTGTCAATCACCGGCAGTCCACCGACCAGGGTTCCTCAAGAGAGTTTTTTAACGTAACCCTAGACCGTGCCATCGAAGTAATTGAGATGATGGGGGAAAGAACCAAGACCGGTGCCGGGATATACTATTAGTAGGGATTTGCGGGTCGACTTGGTGCGCGGCGCGGCGCGTGTTAAAACCTTTTTTCTAAACCAGTTGTTTCGCATTGATCTAGTTCGTATATTAAAAACGAAGGGGAAGAGAAAAAGGGAGAAGGGAAATATACTTAATATATTATAATATACTAGATATAGATAATATAAATTAATAATATATTTTAATAATAATTAGTAAGCAGATATGAAAAATAAAACTATATACCAAGACAAGATAAGTCGACTTGAATCTCAAATTAGGAAGATCGAGCACAACGTTGCAACACTTAATCGTGATGCAGCTTACGTAGAACTTGATAAAGCAAGAGAGATTCTTAGAGATATGCAAAGTATGGTTAACCGAGAAGAAGAATATTTTAAATCCTAACTATGATACTTACACCCGAACAGGTAGAAGCTAATTGGACCCGTCATCTTCAATATATTGAGGACTATATCACCGGAGACCGTAAGGAAAAACTTAAAAGTACCTATCAAGCACTAGCAGACCACATGGTCCTTGCTCCTGCCTCCTCTAAAACATGGTATCACAACGCTTTCCCCGGTGGATACATCGAGCATGTCAATAGAGTTGTTGAATTATCGCTAAGGACTATGAAGTTCTGGGGTGTTTCCGGTGCAGAAATCGATTTTACCGAAGAAGAACTTGTTTTTGCTGCTCTAAACCACGATTTAGGTAAGATCGGTGACGGAGAACAGGATGGTTACCTACCTCAAACCGATAATTGGAGGAGAGATAAGCTAAAAGAGGAGTATTCTATCAATACTTCCCTAGATTTTATGCTTATTCAAGACCGATCCCTATATCTCCTCCAGAAATACGGTATTTCCATGTCTCAGAAAGAGTATTTAGGTATCAGACTACATGATGGCATCTTCGATGATGCAAATAAAGCGTATTTCTTCAATCATAACCCGGATTCTAGGTTCAAAACCAACATAGTCTTCGTTCTACACCAGGCCGATTTCATGGCTTCTAAGATAGAATACGATAGATGGTTGAAAACAGGGGGTAAAACAGCTCCTAACAACGAAAAACTTAAGACTTCTACAGGAAAAACTGTTAAATCTTCAGAAGGCCTCAGTAATTTACTTAAAAATATATAAAAAATGTTGGTTTTAATCATTTTATTAGCTATATTAGTGGGAGTCCTCGGGTTCTCTACATGGAATCTCCTTAAAAAACTAGAGAAACTAGAGGATACCGTTCAAAATCAACAGAAATACGTTGAGGATATCTCCAATGTTCTCGAGGATTCAAGCAAAAGGTTACGTGAAATCGACAGTAAGGGGAGCTTTAGCTCCGATGACGAGGTGGGTTTCTTCTTTGAAAACTTAAAACAAATACAGAGTGTCCTCGATGCCTACATCCTTAAGTAATACATGGGCAGAAAGAAAAGTGATACTAACTATTTCACGCAAGACACCGAAGACGCAATTGTAGCGTACAATAACTCGAAAGATGTAACCTTTCGTCAGAAGATTTTCACGGATAAAATCTATTATCCGTTCTACAAACTAGTAGAAAACATTATTCACACCTTTAGATTCTACTACACCGATGTGGAAGACCTAGAGGACTTAAAGCACGAGGTTATCTCCCTACTTATTGAGGAGAAGATACATATGTTTGATTCAACCCGTGGTGCGAAAGCATACTCTTACTTCGGGACTATCGTCAAAAGGCATCTTATTAACTATAACAATAAGAATTATAAGCGTTTAAAGTCTCTAGCACCGGTTGAAGACTTTAACGGCACCTATGACTTAGATACAGCCGATGTAAGACCTTACGCATTTACACTCAGGCAGATCTTTGACATATATATCGAGAGGACTTATGATAAGTTAGATGACCTTTTTCCTAAAGAGTCCGACCGCAAGGTCGCTGATGCGATACTCATTCTCTTTAAGAAGCGTTATGATTTAGATATCTTCAAGAAGAAGGCTTTATATATTTATATCCGAGAGATGACAGGTACCGAGACTCCGTACCTCACCAAAGTCATCAACGTACTCAAGACAGAATTCTACCAACTATACAACGGACTAGAAGAACAAGGATTAATTGATCTAAAAAACTAACCTTTCTATTTATAAAGAAAAGGCATGGCACTAGACAAGACTTTGTTTAAGGATAAGACTTTCTCCGACGTCTTAGAAGAGATATATAATAACTCAAAAAAGAAGGATAAGCAGATCACCGCTCTAATTGGAGAGCTTAAGCCGCTGGTTGAAAATATCGGTGACGCTACCCTAGTAGTCCCTATGATCGCTAACTACCTAGAGATAGGAGTTAAGAACGATGAAATGCTAGTAAAGATGCTCACCATAGTCCAGAGGATGGACAACGCTAAATCATCAGGCGATACTGCAGGGTTTGAGTTAGGTGCTGAAGAACTTGCACAGATTCTAGACCAGGCCAATGCCCTGGCACAGGAGAAGTAATGGTTGATACTAGAAATAGCTTAGGCTTATTCGTTAGGTCAGCAAACCCAGCAGTAGCTAGAGGATCTAAACAAGCTTTCCAAGCCGGGAGAGTTGTAAAAGTTAACCTCGATCCAAACTTTCCCGATTTAGTAGGAAGCGTACATTATAAGATTCTCGGAAAAGTAACTGACAATCTACCCGCCGAGCAGTACCCCATCGCTTTTCCTCTCCAGTCTCATATCAGACACCTGCCGCTAGTTAACGAAATCGTACTTTTAGTTTCAGCAGCATCAAAAAATCTAGATAGTTTAGCTATTAGTAAAACGGTCTACTACTTAGATGTAGTAAATATATGGAACTCTCCTCATTTTACTGGCTTCCCCGAAGACACATCTTCCGACCCCAAGCTCGGGGAGTACTTTGAGGAAAAAGTAGATATAAATCCAATGCTACCATACGAAGGAGATGTCATACTAGAAGGTAGAAACGGGCAATCACTTAGACTCTCTCAGACAGTACCTAATCTCACGCCCTGGGGAGGTACAGTGAAAGGAGACCCTATAACCATTCTGAGTAACGGACAGGTAGCAACTACAAACGGGTTTGAGTTTATTACTGAAAATATAAACGAGGATTTTAGTTCAATATATTTAACTTCAACTCAAACAATCCCCTTAGTAGAGAGCAGCGTTAACAGAAAATCATACTCTCAAAAACCAACTGAGACTAAAGCCTACAAAGGTAACCAGGTACTGCTTAGTAGCGGTAGAATTTACCTAAACGCCTCTACTGACCACATACTACTATCCTCCCCTCTATCAATAGGACTATCAGGAGATACGATTAACATCGATTCCACTAGCACCACTATTATTGAGGCAAATAAAATTGAGCTAGGGAAAAACGCTCAAGAACCTGTACTCCTCGGGAGTAGAACTACCGCACTACTTGAAGATCTACTCAATCAACTCTTATCTTTATCAATTGATTTGCAAGCTGCAATCTCTCTACCAACCGGAGGGCCGATAGTTCAGCTACAGAAAGCAGGAGTTGATATGGCAAGTAAAGTAAGCACGCTGAAAGGGCAGCTTGAAGGTTTAAAGTCGAAAAAAACCTTTACAAAGTAATGGCACTACAGGGTTTATTTGGAGTACTTCTAAGCCAGCGTGCTAAGCTAGAGCAGACCGTCATCTCACAGCTCAGTGTTTTATTAGAGCCCTATCAAGAGTTTTTAGATTCTACAAAGGACCCTGAAAGCCTTAGACAATTCTGTCCCACACCAGAACAGCTCCTGATACTGATAGCAACCAAAGATAACATAGAGAGCTCAGTAATAGCATTACAGCGGAGAGTCACTTCCCTACAGACCATCTTACAGCGAGTGCAGGTAGTTTTGATAGCTATACCTCCGATTATCACTATTATAAAAGCCCTACCCACTCCTAATCAGTTTACTACTACAGGCTTTGTTCTCACCCTTGGTGATAGACTGGAGAAGGTAAAAGAGCTCTCGCAAAAATACCGTGGAGAGGTTGCTGCAGGAACCTTCGTACTATCTACGATTAACAGCACCTTTGCTACGATTCTAGGACTATTGCAGAGCTTAGATAGAATAATCGAGATTTGTGCCCCCAACCTTGTTAGTGAAAATGAAGAAATTAGAGCACTCTCTCAATCCCTTAATCAATCCATCACCCAGTTTAACAATTCCTACAAAGAGTATAAAATAGAGATAAGGATAGTGGATAGGCAAGCCGTAGCTCCGCAGCGCTACGCAGTAGCTATCGACCGGTTAGGGGTAGTGGTGCTAGAGGGTAGACCGTCCTTTAGCTCATCAACACAAGTACTTGTAGATGAAATTAAGTTTAGAATTGATCAACTAATTATCTAAATCTATTTATAATTATGAAAGCCAGTGAATTTAAAGAAATAATTAAAGAGGCAGTAAGAGAAGCTATTCAAGAGGAGTTAAAAACCATCCTCTCTGAAGCAGTGCATACCCCTAAGTCCTCAGTCTCTAGTCCTGCTTTTGAGAGCGTTTACCAAGCACCCAAGCAGCAACCCTTGCAGTTTACAAGCGGTAATCCGCTTATGGAAGCACTTAATATGACAAGCAGAGCCATGACTTCTGAAGACTACCAGAGCGGTAATACTCAGTCACCGAGCACCGTTAGAGCTAATATGTCTGAGATGTTTGCAGGTAGTTCTTACTCCGCCAAACCGACTTACAAACCAGTCTCTGAAGACCCCAGGGCAGTAGCATCAGCAATCGCTGCAGCACCTAAAGTAGGATTAGATCTCTCTCAGTTGGGTTTTGTTAACAAAGCAGCCGCTATCGTAAAGCTAGCTGATAAGAAGAGCCAACCATATGGCTTTTAACGTACGTAGGATTAACCCACTCGATCTACAGCCTAGAAAAGCTGTAGGAGTAGCTCTCCCCTTCCAGGGCAGAGCTGTTTTTAACTCTACCTACACCACTAAAGATGCCACCAGGACAAATTTAATAAATTTCTTTTTAACAGGGCAGAATGAGAGAGTTTTTAATCCTAGATTTGGATCTGGAATTAGAAATTTACTTTTTGAAAACTTAACTCAAGAGAGTATTGATATTGCTACCGAGAATATTACGCAAGGCTTGCAGATATATTTCCCGCAGGTCGAGATAAGGAATTTGCAATTAGTTCCAATTTACGATGAAAACCTTGTAAACTTTGAGCTAAAATACGCTATTAGAGAGACGGGAATAACTGACGAGCTTACAATAAATTTTGAACTATAATGGCAGAGGAAAGAGACATAAAGTACATTAACAAGTCGTTTAGTAGCTTCAAACAAGAGCTAATAAACTACACTAAGAATTACTTCCCAGACACATACAACGATTTCTCACCAACTTCGCCCGGTACGATGTTTATAGAGATGGCTGCTTACGTAGGAGATGTACTAGCCTTCTACCAAGACACCCAGCTACAAGAAACCTACCTACAGTACGCCCAGGAAAGTAAGAACCTTTACGCACTCGCATATGCGATGGGATACCGTCCAAAAGTAAGCACAGCATCACAAGTGATTCTAGATGTTTACCAAACTGTACCTGCTAAGCTAGTAGGAGGCCAGCAAGTACCTAATTACGACCAAGCTCTAACAGTACTAGGCAACACACAACTTCAGTCAACTACAGG